AAAACAAGAAGAAGATAAACAAAGTAGATTTTTAAAAGACATAGAACAAAATGCTGCTGCTCAAAAGAAAATAACTGATGATGCACAAGCACAAGAAAATGCAAGAACTTTAATTGCTAAATTAAACTATGAAGAACGTATTGCTTACGCACAAGCAGCAGCAAATACTTTATCACAATTATCCGAATTAGCAGGTAGAGAAACTGCAGCAGGTAAAGCATTAGGTATAGCAAGTGCAACTATTAATACTTATGTAGGGGTTTCTGAAGCGTTAAAGCAAAAGTCTACATTACCTTCACCTTTTGATGTTGTCGCTAAAGTTGCAAACGTTGCCACTGTATTAGCTACAGGTTTCAAAGCAATTAAAGCTATTACTGCAGTTCAAGTTCCAAATGGTGGTGGAGGTGGAGGTTCTCCTACCCCTATTAGTGTGGGCGGTGGTTCTGTTGCTTCAGCACCAAGTTTTAATGTAGTAGGTACATCAGGACAAAATCAAATAGCACAGACTTTAGGTAATCAAGCACCTATAAAAGCATTCGTAGTAAGTAACGATGTGACAACTGCACAAAGTTTAGATAGAAATATTGTACAGACTGCAACGTTAGGGGATTAACAAAAACCAAATAATTTAATTTATAAATAAAAATAAAATGCGAATAGTAGAATTAATCATAGACGAAAAAGAAGATTTAAGTGGTGTAGAAGCTATTTCTGTTGTAGAATTCCCTGCAATAGAAGAAAACTTCATAGCACTTAACCAACAATTGCAACTTGCAAAAGTGGATGATGAAAAACGTATCTTAATGGGAGCTGCTTTGATTCCAAATAAAAACATTTACAGACGTAATGGTGAAGATGAATATTACATTTTCTTTTCAGATGCAACTGTAAAAAAGGCAAGTGAGTTATTCTTAATGAATAGCAATCAAAACAACGCTACATTAGAACATCAAAAAAAGATAAATGATTTATCAGTAGTTGAATCTTGGATTGTAGAAGATACTGAAATGGATAAATCTAAAAAATATGGTTTAAATGCACCTGTAGGTTCTTGGATGGTTTCAATGAAAGTAAACAATGATACTATTTGGAATGACTTTGTTAAAACAGGCAAGGTAAAAGGATTCTCTATTGAAGGATATTTTGCTGACAAATTAGAAATGAGTTTACAAAAAGAACAAGAAGATGAATTGATTGAAAAGATTAAACAAATTATTGTAAATCATAATCTATAATGAAAAACACAGCATTCAGAGTTCACGTCGAAGAAGCTTCGCAAAATGAAGTTGACAATGTAAATATTGAACAAGGTGCTATGCTTGTAACTAATGAATCTTTATTTATGGGATTCAATAACGAACAAGTAAGAGTTTACCCACCACAATCTGACAAAATGGGTTTAGGTTGGGCAAGATACGATGATACACAATATACAAGTGCAAGTCCAAAAACATTTACTACTGCTGAATTTGTAGTACCTAATAACAAAGGTAATGTTATAGACACGCATATTCATTCAGATATAGATTACTATCACAATAATAAATTATATGCTGAATTTGATGCTGATGTATATGTAGTAACTATTGCTTTTAAAGCAAAAATAGCTAACGCTAATGGTTACATAGATTTATTTTTAGAAGGTGGAAATGGTACACCATATGATAGAATTCGTGACACTATTACTTTTCCAAAAGGGAATGATGTAGAACACGTATTTGCTAAAACATTTCAATACTATGCTGATGAAGATGTAGTAACAAATGGATTAGAAGTTAAAATAAAAGCTTCGCACACAGGAACTATATATGATGTAATTTATTTTATACAAAGAACACAGAATCACAAATATTAATGCTAAATAAACTAATAAAAATTATGGGTAAATCAAGTTCACCAAAAGGTGGAAAACGTGGATGTCTTGGAAAAGATGGAAAATATGCAATTGAAAATTGCGATGGAGAATTAGCTAATCAGGGTATTGGTTCAACTGTATCACAAGGTGGTGCTACTGTAACTATAGTTGATGGTACAAAAACTATTGTTAGAAGTAACGGCTAATTTATAACAAATAAAAATAATATTATTTATAAACAAATTAAATATTTTAAAAATGAGTGTAATTAACGAAATCAAAACTCTTTTGGGAATGGAAGTTAAACTTGCCCAAATGAAACTTGAAAATGGTACGGTAATCGAAGCGGAAGCTTTTGAACCTGAAATGGCTGTTTTTATAGTTAATGAGGAAGATAGAATTGCAGTTCCTGTAGGCGAATACAAACTTGAAGATGGTAACATCCTAAAAGTAGACGTTGAAGGTGTTATTGCAGCTATCGAAATGCCTGAAGAGGAAATGCCTTCTAATGAAGAAGAAGTAGCATCACCTGCTGAAGAAGTAGAGGTTGAAGTTGAAGCATCTGCTGAAGCAACTCCTAAAAAGATTGTTGAATCAATCACTAAAGAAATGTTCTTTTCTGAAATTGAAAAATTAAGAAATGAAATTGCTGAATTGAAAGGTGTAAAACTTTCTGCTGACGAAGAAGACAAAACTGATGAGGATTTAAAATCTAAAGAAGTTGAATTAAGTGTTGAACCATTAACACATTCTCCTGAAGTAAAAGCTACACAAGTTCAAAAATTCGCATCATCAAGACCAATGACAACTCAAGATAGAGTTATGGCAAAACTTTTTAAATAATAATAATAAACTAAATTAATAAAAATGGCTACTACTACAAGTATTACTACTACTTACGCAGGTGAATTTGCAGGAAAATATATTTCTGCTGCGTTACTTTCTGCTTCTACTATTGAAAATGGTGGAATCGAAGTAATGCCAAATGTTAAATACAAATCTGTAATCCAAAAAATTGCTACTGATGGTATCGTTAAAGATGCTACTTGTGATTTTTCTGCTACATCTACTGTAACTCTTTCTGAAAGAATTTTGGTCGTTGAGGATTATCAGGTAAATTTACAATTGTGTAAAAAAGATTTCCATCAAACGTGGCTTGGAATTCAACAAGGATACTCTTCTTTTGATGCTTTACCTCCAAGTTTTGCTGATTTCTTAATCGGACACGTTGCTGCTAAAGTTGCTGAAAAAACCGAAAAAAATATTTGGGTTGGAGCGACTGCTAACAGTGGAGAATTTGATGGTTTAATGACTAAATTAGCTGCTGATGCTGCTTTGCCTACTGCTAATGAAGTTGCAGGTACTACAGTTACTGCTGCTAACGTTGTTGCTGAATTAGGAAAAATCGTTGACGCTATCCCTGCTGCATTGTACGGAAAAGAAGATTTGTACTTATACGTTTCTCAAAACATAGCAAGAGCTTACGTTAGAGCTTTAGGTGGATTTGGTGCATCAGGATTAGGTGCTAACGGTACAAACGCTCAAGGTACACAATGGTTTAACAACGGTTCATTATCTTTTGATGGTGTTAAAATCTTTGTTGCAAACGGATTAGCTTCTAACACTGCTATCGCTGCTGAAAAATCTAACTTATTCTTTGGAACTTCTTTACTTTCTGACCAAAATGAAGTAAGAGTTTTAGATATGAGCGAAACTGACGGAAGTATGAACGTTAGAGTAATTATGCGTTTTGCCGCAGGTGTTCAATACGGAATTGTAGAAGATATCGTAACTTACGGAATCACAAACTCTGCTAACTAAAAATTAGCCTAATAAATGAAAAGGGGAGGTAAAATGCCTTCCCTTTTTTTTTACTAACTTTTAAAATATATATAGATGGCTTGTGAAATTTCATTAGGTAGAATTGAACCTTGCAAAGATAGCAATGGTGGATTAAAAGCAGTTTACTTTGTAAATTGGGGTGATATGACAGGTGTAACTTATGACGAAACCAATACGGATGTTATTGATGCAGTTTCAGGTACTCCTTCAGCATACAAATATGACTTGAAAGGTAATAGTTCATTCGAACAAGCAATTACTTCTTCAAGAGAAAATGGTACTACATTCTTCGAACAAACTTTGAACTTAACTTTAAAGAAATTGTCTATTGTAGACCACAAACAAATTAAATTATTAGCTTACGGACGTCCACAAGTAGTTGTTGAAGATAACAACGGAAACTTGTTTCTATGTGGATTAGCACACGGTATGGATGTATCAGGTGGTACAATTGTTACAGGTGCTGCTATGGGTGATTTATCAGGATATACTTTAACGCTATCAGGACAAGAGCCTGTTCCTGCAAACTTCTTGAGTACTACTTTGACTGCCGCAGGGTTCACTGTAATTTCAGGTTCATAATTGTTTGTTTTTTGATTGGTAAAAGGGATGACTTCGGTTGTCCCTTTTTTTGTTTTAAATAACAATAATTACATTCATTTATTATTAAATAAAAAAAAGAATGATAATCTTAAAAGAACAAGAAGCTGCACAAGTTTTAAAATTCATACCACGTAGTTATGGAGCAGATACTATTGTATTAAGAAACGAAACTACTAATGAAGTTCAAACTATTTCTGCATCATTTGAATTAGATAAATATTATTTGACAACCACAACTGCTTTTGATTTATTGCAGAATACATTTTATAATTTAACTATAAAAAATGGTGCTGAAGTGGTTTACAAAGATAAAGTGTTTTGCACTAATCAAAACATAGTTAACTATACAGTAAACAAAAATGAATACGTGGCAAACGCTACAAATAACGATTTTATAATTTATGAGTAATATATCAATTGTAAATTTAAGTGCTTATACAAGCCCTGTAATTCAAGAAAACAAGAAGAACGACTTTATCGAATACGGAAGTGATAACAATTACTTTCAGTATTTAATTGATAGGTATTTATATTCAGCTACAAACAATGCTATCATTACAGGTGTTACCAATATGATTTATGGTAAAGGTATTGATGCGTTAGATTCTAACAAAAAGCCAAATGAATATGCTCAAATGCGTAGTATCATTAAAGGTGATATGTTAAAAAAGGTAGCTTTAGAACGCAAAATGCTTGGAATGGCTGCTATGCAAGTTGTAAAAGAAAAAGGTTTAGTTAAAAAATTAGACCATTTTCCTATGCAAACTTTACGTGCTGAAAAATGTAACGACAAAGGAGAAATTGAAGCTTGGTACTATTACCCTGATTGGACTAAAAAGAAGCCATCTGAACAAGCTAAACGTATCCCTGCATTTGGTTTTGGAAATGGTAATGAAGTTGAAATATATGTAATCAAACCTTACGTATCAGGATTTCACTATTACACACCTATTGACTATTCAGGTGCTTTACCTTATTCTGTTTTAGAAGAAGAAATTGGTGACTATTTAATTAACGATGTTCAAAATGGTTTTTCAGGAACTAAAGTAATCAACTTTAACAATGGGATACCAAGTGAAGAAATGCGTGACCAAATTAAACGTGACGTATTAGGTAAACTAACAGGTTCAAGAGGTGAAAAAGTTATTGTAGCTTTTAACGCTAATGCAGAATCAAAAACTACAGTTGAGGATATTCCTTTAAATGATGCTCCTGCACATTATGAATATTTATCTAAAGAATGTTTTGAAAAGTTGATTGTAGGTCATAGAGTTACATCACCTATGCTTTTAGGTATTCGTGATTCAGGTGGTGGTTTAGGAAATAATGCAGATGAAATTAAAACTGCTACTTTGTTATTTGACAACATAGTAATTAAACCTTACCAACTTGAAATCATTGATGCTTTAGATGAAGTATTAGCAGTAAATGATATTTCATTAAAACTATACTTTAAAACTATTCAACCTTTAGAGTTTGTAGATGCTTCAGGAATGAATGCAGAAGTTACTGAAGAAGAAACAGGATACAAGATGTCAGCACATACCAATCCAAGTATAGCTGATTTGTTAATTGACAAAGGAGAATCTTTAGGCGAAGAATGGGTATTGATTGATGAAACTGAAGTTGATATGGATTCTGAAGAAGAATTAGATGCTGAAATTGAATCTTTAAACAATCCTAAAAAGAAAGAATTATCTTTAATTCAAAAACTTGCTACTGCTATTACAGGTAGACCAAATGCAAAAAGCGAACAAGATAAAAATATAGATGGTATTAAATTCATTACAAGATACAAATATTCAGGTGCTGAATCAGGTGAAAGAGAATTCTGTAATAAAATGTTAAGAGCTGATAAACTATACAGAAAAGAAGACATTGAGAATACTAATTCTAATTTCGTAAATGCAGGACAAGGTCATAATGGTTTGCCTTATAACTTGTTCTTGTATAAAGGCGGAGTGAATTGTAAGCACAAATGGTTAAGACAAACTTACGTTTCATTTGACAACGTAAAGATTGATGTTACAAATCCTAACGCTACAAAAATTAGTACAAACAAGGCAGAAAAATATGGTTATAGAGTTAGAAACGACAAAGAGGTCGCTATGACCCCATACGATATGCCAAATCACGGACATCATCCCGATTATAAAGGTTAATAAAAAATAAATATGGCACAAGCATTATTTGTAACAAGAGAAGACATAGTAAAATTTACTGCAATGAATGGTAATGTTGATACAGACAAATTCATTCAATTCGTAAAGATTGCTCAAGATATACACATTCAAAACTATTTAGGTACAAAGTTGTTTAATAAAATAAACGATGAAATTGTAGCAGGTACTTTAGCAAATCCTTATTTAGCCCTTTTAAAGGACTATATTAAGCCAATGGTAATACACTTTGCTATGGTAGAATATTTGCCATTTGCAGCTTATACAATAGCTAATAAAGGTGTATTCAAACACAATAGCGAGAATAGTACAAACGTAGAAAAGAATGAAGTAGATTTTTTAATTGAAAAAGAAAGGGATATTGCACAACACTACACAAATAGATTCTTGGATTACATTTGTTATAATACTGCAACTTTCCCTGAATATAACACTAATTCAAACGGTGATATGTTCCCTGATTCAGAAGCAAACTTTACAGGATGGGTAATATAAAAGAAACTTACAAGCCAAAAGCGGTAAACGTTAAAAAACTGCAACTATTTTTAAATAAAATAAAAGACAAAAAATGAGTTTACAATTCACACATATAAAAGGCGATACTTTTGATGAGGTTGCATTTCAGTTAAAGATTAATGATTCTGTTGTTAATCTAACAGGTGCAGTTATTAAAATGCAATTACGCAAATGTTATTCAGATACAACTGCTGCTTTATCACTTACTTCAGTTTCTTCTGCAGGTATTACTATCACAAATGCTGCAAATGGAGAATTTAAAATTAACACACAAATTATAGATATTCCTGTTTATAATTACGTTTATGACATACAAATTACTTTAGCGAGTGGAGTAGTTAAAACGTATGTACAAGGTGGGTTTAATATTACTAACGAGGTAACAAGATAAAAAATGGGTGATGATATTACTATTGGTGTAACTGAAATTGTAAACAATATTGAGGTTACTGCACAACCAAACGACCAAATTGTAGATATAAGTGTAATTGATAATACAGATGAGGTTACTTTAAACATAACGCCTACTGTAATTGAAATCAACGTAAATAAGGGTAGTTCTTATGCTAAATGGGGTACTATATTAGGTACACTATCAGACCAAGAAGACTTACAAGATGCTTTAGATTTAAAAGCAGATTTAGTTGATGGCAAAGTTCCTTCTTCACAATTGC